CCTCCGGGTTCGTCACGGTTCTTATAGCGCCATACGGCGTAATCCACGAGCACCATGAGATCGTCAACATCGTCCTGCAGGTAGATCCCCTTTCTCGTAAGCTCGAGTTCCGCTGACCGAATTACCGTTGTAAGGTAGGTGTCCAGCACCGTATCGGTCCGGTTGAGGCGTTGCTTAACCAGCGGCAATGCGTTCGTGCTCAGTGCGCTCATTGTGGGTCCTCCTTATGAAGCGATGGTGTAGGCGGCCGACAAGACGCTGGATGGCGTCATCCCGGTCTTGAATGCCTTGGCCTTGATCGTCACCGGGTCGGTGATCACGATAGGCTCGGTATAGGCGATGTCCTCTTCATCCGGCGTGCTGCCGTCCAGGGTGAAGCGGATCGTTGCACCGGCTGTTCCGCAGGCCAGTGCGACCGGCGTGTTGTCGGCGACTTCCCCGGCTGCCGGATCCGCGGTTGGCGTGGCCGCAACCAGGATGGTATAACCAGCGCTAAGAACTTCCGAACTTACCATTGCACCCTTCATCGCGATGGCCTTGATGGTCATCGCTCCGGTGATCTCGATGGGTTCGGCATACTCGTTGCTGTCTTCATCCGGCGTGCTGCCGTCTGTGGTGAAGTAGATATGAGCGTTGTCTGTTTCGGTGGTCAGCTCCACTGTGTCACCGATTAAAACCGCTCCCGCTATGGGAACCGCTACAGGTGTCGCGCACGTCAGAGGCGACAGCTCTGTCATGGCGTCAACGAGTGCATCGGTGGCGATCAGATACGCTTCATTGGTGGAGTTTTCGTTCTCCCGGATTGCTATTGCTGCTGTCATCGCGGCCTCGACTACCGCCCATGACCCGGATGAATAATCCGTTTCATCCAATCCCTCAGCCGTGCTTATGGCCTCATCGAGGGCCGCCATCACGGCTACTGAGGGTTTGCTTCATCGCTCGCGAAGGACTTGGTCGTGGTCGGGCTGGCGTTGGCGATGTTGACCATCAGGAACGCTTCGCCGTACACCGGCATGCCGTCGTACCTCGCCGTGCCGCGGAATACCGTCTGATCGTCCGTGAACGCAACGTGCTCGGATACCGCCAGACTCGATCCGGCACGCTCCGCCAAGAGGTATAGTGAGCCGAAGCCGCCGATGATGTCGTTGTCGCTGATGAAGTCAAGCTCAACGATGTCGCCGCCCTCGATCGGCATCTGTGCGTTTACGCCCGCCACCAGCGCACCGGCAGCGTTGAAGGCCAGCGCCTGGCTCATCAGCTTCATGTGCGTCTTGCGGTTCATCGCCCAGAACGTCCCGCCGCTGGCGTAGTTCGGAGCCGCAACACCGAGGTCAAGGAGCAGCGTCTGGAAGAACTGGACCGCCGTCATGCTTGTCGGGTCGAATTTGAGCAAGTGTGTTGCCCTCAGATCCGTCCACGTCGGCGCATAGGTGCCCCAGCTCGACGGCTGCGAAGCCTGCGCAAGCCTGGTGGCAATACCGAGCGGCATCTTGGTGCCGGTACCGAACAGGATCGCCTTGTCGACCGCGTAGCCGATTGCCTGGCCAAGCGCGTCCATGATCTCGGCGAAGAGGTTGATGTCTGACGTGTCTTCGAGTGTCGAGTTGGGAACCGGGATGTAGCCGCCGACCTTGTACCCGTCAACCTCGATCTGGTTGAACACGAGGGCAAGCTCGTTGATCTTGCCGATGGCCTCGGTCCACACGCCCTCGGGAATGGCGCCCATGATGGTCTGACGCGATTTGCCGGAAACGTTTTTGACGCGAAGGTGCTTGAGCAGCTTGCTGTACCTATGCAGGTTGTCGCGAAGCAGATCGAGCATCACGTCGGGAATGGCGAGTTCAGCGCCGGTTACGGCGCGTTTCTGTCCTTTGTTGTCGCGAACGCGGCTCAGGAAGCTTTTGACATCCTCCCGGGCGACAAGAGCCTCGCGCTGTTCAAAGCTGAGACCGAAATCGAATTTGGCACGAGTGGGCATGGAATGATCATCCTTTCTTTCTTTGGTTTGATTTTGCGCGGCTGCGGCCGGCGCCGGTTTCTTGCTGCGGTCCTCGATCTCCGCCAGTTGACTTTCGAGGTCCTTTATTTGGTCCTCGATGTTTTTTTTTGTGCTTGCCTGTTCCGCCTCTTCGGTGGTCAGAGCAGCTTCATCGGATTCGTGCTGTGAGACGGATTCCTCGAGCGTCTGCTTATCCTCTGCGCTGGTTTCTTCCGTGACTTCATTCACAGCAACTTCGAGCTCAGCTTCGCGCGTTTTGAGAGCTTCCCTGCGCTTCTCGAAATCCGGATCCTTCGCACGGATTGCTTCGAGCTGAGCCTTGAGGGCGTCAATTTTCTTGCGGAGCACCAGTTGTTTGAGTGCCATGTTTGATCCTCGCTTTCATTTGTTCCCGCCATGTTTTCACCTGGCGGTTCATGAGTTGTTCAAGGTCCTTCTTTCGAGCGGTGACGGCCGTGTCTTCGTACGCCGGGAACGTGACCACAGAGACCTCGTAGAGCTTGACCGTCTTGAGTATCCAGTGAGCTGATCCGTCCGGATTGACCGTTACTTCCTCAGCAACGATGTCGAATCCGAATGAGCATTGATCTACGTCGCCGCGATCCACCCTTGCATAGAGGTTCTGCGCATCCTGGTCGCTTTGGTTGATCTTGATCCGTCCCCACAGGCCGCGCGAATCGACCTTCAGCTCAAGCGTTCCGGACTTATTACGACCCAGAACCAAATGCGTCCGGTGATCGATCAGGGCTCTTATGTCATCCGCCAGCGTCTGGTCGAATGCATGAGAGTCCACGCTTTCCGTTATGCCCGGCCACATTTCATAGACCGAATTGAACACCGCGAAATATCCTTCGATGAATCGATCCGATCCTTCATTGACCGCGCGAAACTGGGTTTGCACCGACCGCGCCTGTCTACCCGTTCTTTCCATTTTTGTCACCGCCTGTCTGTTTCAATTTCCCTTGGTCGCCAATCTTGGCGTATGGAATGTAGTTTTCGAGGATGGCCAGATCGGACAATCCATCCCTCGGCGACAACCCGCTCCAGTCCCTCGCCTCGTTGCGGTCTATGATGGCTCGGTCCACATAGTTGGCCGCGACTTCCGCGATCTCAGTGAGGCTGTACGAAAAAAGGCTCCGGGGGTTGAACCGGAAGTACCAGTTCGGTGAGAGGATCAGCTTTCTTGACAACTCCTGCTCGATCCCCCGTGTTTTCGGTAACACGGTGGCTGAGATGGTGTTGTTGTAGGCGTCCCTGTCAAACTCCCCTTCGCCAACAAAAAACGGCGGCACTCCGAAGATTGCCGCCGCTGTCCGCTTATCCACCGTCAGACTCTCCTTGATCGCCAGATCTTGGATCGTCAGCGGTTTTATTTGCTCTACCGAGAACGCTTCTGCCGGTATGAACCATGGTTTTCCATTCTCGCTGGAGTCCAGGTATTGCGCTCCGAGAGCTTGTCTCCCTTCTTTGCTTGCAAACTCTTCCGTCAAACCATCGACCTTTACGATGATCGACGGCGTCGGCGAGCTCATGAGGTCGTACTTGGTTTTCTGCGCTTGGTATAGCGTTTTCGCTAACTCGGACAAGAGCACCTTGTACCCGCGACCACGCCAAGGCTTTTGCGGATCGACGTTGTCCGTGAAGTGGAGAATTTCATCCGGTTCGTATCTGCGCCCCTTGTACACCACGTGATATCCATATCCGGAGGGCTCGTCGATGATTTGTGTTTGTGCCATATCAAACGGTTCGAGGTCTTCCAGATACCCTGTCGTGGGATTCAAGTGCGGCAATACGATTGAGTTTCCATCGCCGTCCAGCATGATATTTCGGACGATCGAGAACATGAACTGCTTTCTCGTGGTGAATTTGCAGGGATCGATGTCGATCTTTTTACTCAGCTCGTTCTTGATCCGGACAGCACCGTCTTTGGTATCGTTCATCAGATGGATGGTCATTGAACTGATCAGATCCGCAATGCGGTTCACCGGTGTTTGGATTTCAGGGCAATTTGACAGCTTTTGATATCCGCCGTTACTGGTCAGAAGATCGTATGCGTCCGGAGACGTTAACCAAATCAAGCCGGATGTCGATGTGCGTTTTTGGCCCGTGCTCTGGATAGGCGGAGCGGTCCGCTTTTTCTTTTTTTTCATTCAAGCCACTTCCTCGCCTCTGTAGATTTTTCAAGGTTCTCCAGCATACGGACCACTGCAAACACATCGGCGTCAAAGACGTCAATGCGTTGCTCAGGCTCAACTTTTTCGTATTGGATCATGTCATCGGTCTTTTCGATGGCTTTTACGTTTTGGACGCAATACTCATAAGCGGAGCTGCTCAAGTAGTACAGCGTTCCGTTCTTTGCCTTTTTTTCGATGTGGCGAAAGCCCTCTGATTTTTTGTATGTATATTGCGGCTGATCTTCTATGGAGAATCCCGCTGATTTCATTCCGATGAAGTATTCGCGGCAGAATTTCCGGTCATGCCCGATCTGCTTGATCTTGAATCCCATCTTCCGCATTTGCTTATACCAGTTCACCAGTTCGGCATGATTGACTGTCGGGCTGTTGGTCATTGTCAGAACGCCCTCGTCCTTCCACCCGAACAGTGGAATATTGTCCTCGTCCGCTTTGATGTACGCCGCGGTGATAGGGAACCATGCGTGCGTGATGGCAATGTCAATCCCCTTGTATTGACCGTGCAGAGCTGCCGTGGTCAGATCGTGCAGCTTTGAAAGATCTGATCCGCCGTACCATGTGATCGGCAGCTTGGCCAACATCGCGATCTTCTTTTCCATACTCAATCCGACAAGCCCCAGCGCTGCTTCACATTGCTTATTGCTCTTTTGGAACTCTGCCAAATTGAAATAAGCCCTCATGGCCGATGTGTAGATGTTGAGTCCCTTGGCCAGAAAGTCTTTGCGGTTTTGTGGATCGTTTTGAGCCTCGAGTGCATCGTTGAGAATCGAATCCGGTCGGATGGTCACACCATAGTTTGGATTAGCTTTCTCATGTTCGATCGCGCTCGTATAGTCCACATTCCCGTCTTCGTCCTGGTCCGCTTTGCAGATAAAAACAAACAGAGCATCGTTTTTGACAATGCCCTGTAAAATCTTTTTACAATACTGCAGGCGCTGATAGCAGAATGATGTCATGTTGTCACCGGCCGTAGTGATGCCGATGCATAGCTTGTTTGTGTAAGCCTTACCGGCCTCCTTGATTACGTTGTACTGTTTGGCATTCTTGTAAGCATGCAGCTCGTCGCAGATCTGGATGTTCGAGTTAAAGGAATCGTGAAGATCTGGATTGGCTGCGAGAGCTTCGATGCGTATGGTTCCTTCGTCAAGGTCTTTATGCTCGATGCTGTGCTCCATGTTATTGTCGAGCATTCTCCATCCATCGATTTCAGCGTCTGCTTTACTGCCATACATGAACTGCTGCAGATTATCGACGATGTTGTTGAAAGACTGCATCGCCTGTTTGAGTGCAGCTCCTACAATGTAAACCGATGATCCACTGCGTCTCTCCAGTAACGCCAGTGCCCAGGCCAATGCGGCAACGAAGAGCGTCTTACCGTTTTTGCGTGGTATAAATATAAAGGCCTCTTTATACCGGCGTTCATTCGTGCCAGGTATGAAAAAGCCAAGTATGTTGTAGACGATGAACTTTTCCCATGGCTCGAGTATGAGTGGCTTACCGCGCAGCGGCGACGCATCAAGCGCCTCGCCCTGAAGATGCTTGAATGTCGACTCAATGATGCCAATAACAAAATCCGCATCCTTGGTCCTGAATTCCCACCTCGCCGATGCAGAATCATCAAGGAACCGTTGGCATAGTTGAATCTGTTCGACGCATGCGACCTTGCTACCATTGACGATTGAGTTCGCATATTCCAGCACCTCGTTCTCAAACTTGCCGGCCATCCCTTTCACTCTCCCCGATCGCTTGCGACAGTGCGCTTCTCCTTTTTTTCGCGAAAGCCTTATCGTCGGTTCGCAACAATCCCTGCGGCGTTAGGCCGAGCTGTGATGCATATGCCAGGATGTCCTTTCTCAAAGACTCCATTGTCGTGACGATCGGCGCCTTCTTGCTGCCGGCTACTGTTGCTTCTGAAATGTTGTAATCTGACGCAACGAACCGCTTGAGCAGTATTTCATACTGGTCCATAAGCTGTGCATAAACCGTAATAACTACTTCAAATTCCGGTCGGTATAGGCCCAGCTTTTGCATGTCTTCGCGCGCGCGTTTTAGATGTGTTTTTCTCCGTGCCAACGGCCATGACCTCCCCGCCCTTCATAAATTTTCTAAAATCTACTCGGAGAGGGAAGTATCTCTCCTATCCGGTTGGCGTTTCCTCTATCAATCGATTTGAAGAGGGGGGGGATGCATGTTCGTCATTCAAATTGGCTTGATCTATTTCCTTTTTTGTGTTTTCCCTTCTCCGGATGCTCTCTGTTGTGGCATGCTCCGCATAGGGCTTCGCCATTGTTTACGTCATACGCCAGCTCAGGATACTGATCTAATGGCAGCCTGTGATGCGCATGTGTGGCTGTTACTTCCTTCCCATACTTAATGCAGTGAGAGCAAAGATGTTTCGCTTTGCGAAGCACCTTTGCTCTCCACTTTCTATGCCTGGCTAATTGATAGTGCTTCTCATTTGGCACCGTTGAATCTCTCCCAGTTCTTCCAGTCTTCCTTGATCATCTTGTAGAATGGGATCCATTCGGGCTTTACCCTCGTGATGCTTCCGTCATCGCTGACATGAACTTCAATGATCCACGCTCCGACGTGTGCGGATATTTGCTTCCCACGCATCCATGGAGTTTGTGCCTCCATGCATCCCGTCTGAAACGTATGGATGTTGCGATAGAAGATGAACTCCATTTTGTGGTAATGCCCCGATGCCAAGAGGTTTGGTTTCTCTCCTCCACTGAGTGCCTCGATCATCTTCTGCATTTTGTAGCTGATCGCATATGCTGTCCCATCGATCGGGTGCCGCAGCTCCAGCGTGCAGTTATCGGTCAGATATACGACAGCGCTTTGTTGGCCAAGGTATTTCATATCCCGACGCTTGTCGGCAATCAGCACGCCTATGTCCAGTCCGACGTGTTTGATAAAGCTTGCGTCGTGATTCCCTGTTATGAAGCACGTTTCGATTCCAGGCCGCGACGGATACACGCGCACGATCTCCGCAACATGATCATCCGCACCCTGCGAATAGTTCTCGTACTGTTGTCCCTCGCGCATCTTTTCTCCCGAATCGATGTCGCCGGTGTGATAGACAGTTTTTATGCCCTCACGTTCATACATGTCATATACAGTATGCAGATATGTCAATTGCGCATATTTGCTGTTGATGTGTGTATCACCCAAAAGACCGAACCTGATGATTTTGTCGCCGTTCCAGTTGACCCGCAATATGTTCTGATCCGGCACGACAAGCTTCGAGATGCTGATATTTGCCCCGTTTGTCATGATGTTGTATCCGGCCGCACGAAGATCCCCTATCACCGCCTCCGCTACCTTGGGTGAAAGACCGAGTGTTCGCTGTATCGCTTCCATCGTCGTGCCCTTGTGGAGCAGCATCATCGCGATTTCTTGAATATTTCTGTCTTCGTCAGCTGCTTCCGGTTGCGTTCGTTTGATTCGGCGTTTCCGACGTGGTCCGCGGTCTTCGCCTTTAGCTGTTCTGATACGCCTGCGAATCCTGTTTTCGTAGTCGATTGGCTTGACATCAGATGGCATCAACGGGATAACCATTCCGATGATCTCAATAGGTTTTTTGCCCTCGCCGACCAGACGGTCTACTTCGCTCTTCCAGTTTGCCAAGCGCTTAGCCCCCTATTTGTTGAAAATAAAAAACTCCGGTCCCGAAGGTTGTCCGGAGTCAGATCCCGTTTACACTACTCGGCACCCGCCCCTGCCTAAAACGTGCGCAGTGTATTATTCCCCGAAAAGAAAAGAGGCCGTGCTTTGCCGCACAGCCTCTCGATACCTTTCGCATCCTACTTATAGGATATCAGTCATTTGTGCACCTGTCATGTGCATCATTTACTCACTAGATTTGTGCATTCATATCGCTTCCGGGCCATAAAGCCATATGGCCATCTTTTTGATCAACTTCGATCTGTTTCTTCTGACCGTGCTTGGATCACAGTGTATGGCTGTCGCGATCTCATCATCACACTTCTTATCGAAGTATTTCATCGGCACCGCTTGATAATACTGATCATCAAGTATTTGGTCAAGAGCACCTTCCATTTCCTTGATCTCATGCTCCTTAGAAGCGATCATTGCCTCAAGGTCTATCCGGAGCGCCTGAATGATATCATCTTCCGAAAGCGTGACCGCACTGTTCCTAAATCTCACGATGTCCTTGCTCCGCTCAGGTCCTGGCTCCAGTTCTTCGCTTATCATGATCTCGGCCAATCTCTCTCGATCTTCGAGCAGCTTCCGTCTGATAATCGGCAGTGCGTACAATCGGCGCTCTGTTGCCTTGTAAGCATCCGCTTGTGATTGAGATCGAAACATGCGTCCTGCTTCAAACGCTTTTTCCACAGCCTGTCTGATCATCATGTCAACTTTATCCGCATCTATTCTCGGCAATCAATACCCTCCTTTCGCGATTTGCTGGACCTCGCCGGTCACGGCATCATTGAACCGTATCCCGATAGTGACGTTGATATCGGCATTGACTTTTCTCGCTTCGGTTATTATGTTCTTTATTATCCGCATCCTCGGATCATACGGTTCCTTTTTTGCCATTTTCTTTTGCGATTCATCGACATAAGTCTTTACGGTCCCGTGTGCCGATTTTCTATTCGTAGGCAACCCCATCTTTGTGCGAACTGCCCACACAGTCCTTTGCCCCACATCCAGCCGCCTAGCAATCTCCGAATCCGACAAGCCTTCTGCATTCATTTCCTTTATGGCTTTTGTGGATACCTTCTTCTTTTCCCGCGGCTGTTGAGCAGCGGCCTTTTTGATTCTCGTACCAATTGATTTTGGCCGCGCTCCGACCTGCCTGGCAATTTCCGCGGCTGTTTTGCCAACTTCCACCAGTGCAGCCAATGCTTCGTCTGATATTTTCGGTGGGCGTCCAGGCTTCTTGCGTTCGATCACGCATCCGTAATCCAGAAGGATCTGATCGATCTCAGCGACGCTGCAGGCATTCAGCTGTGCGAGGATATTTCGCTGTTCAGGCTTGTCCCGGGCGTCCCTGTACAGCAATATGATTTCATCGTTTGTCATTGGCATCGTCCTGCTCATAGGCTAAACACCTCCACAAGGTATTTGGCAACTCTTCG